TAATGCTTAATCATGAATTGCGTGTATGAAGCCATACCACCAAGAACAGCGATAACACCCACAGCCCAAGCAGCAAGGTCGGTTGCGCTCATTTCTTAGGCGTGGCGTATCCGAATACACCTGCAACGATTGAACCAAGGATTGCGCGATAGTCCAGAGCAAAGTTAGAGGTTGTACCCCATACTGCTAAAAACGCTCCTACTGACATTACATAAGGGTTCTTCATATTCATGCTGCTCCGCCTATCATGGGTACATTAAAGAACGAGCCATCTGCATCGCCCTCTTTGGTAAAGCTAATATGGCAATGATGATTGTGCTTATTAACCCCATCGTAAGGACGCCAAGCCCAAGCCTTTTTAGACGATGCGATTCTTCCGTCAAAGATGACATAAGAGATTCTTTTATCGCCAGATTTAGCACAGAATCGTAGTTGATCTGCAAGGTCAGGCATGAGGTCTGGCTTGGCTTTACCAGATAAATCCCTGTCAATATCAATCGCTCGGACGATACCTTGTTCATCAGGATTGTGGTCAGAAGGACGTGCTTGATGACGAGTGTCGCCAATCCAGCCGTCTGAGGTGCGATCTCTATCTGGGTAACTATCATCGACTTGCAGTCTTAACTGCTGTCCTGCCTTAGATAACTTTGGTGTGGGCTTCATTAGCGCACTCCCATTGTTTTTTGTTATTTAATAGAAGTTCATCATGTCCACATTCAGGCATAGGAGCAATAAAGGCGTCATCAATTGGATCATAAACATAACCAATTCCTGCATAGTTGTAGCGGATATTGCCATTGTAAGAAGTACGAATACATTTTTGCCCTCGAAATTTTGAATACCATTCTTCAGGAGTTAAGTCCTCAATGGTATCAGTTTCATCTATTCCAGCAATAACTTGTGTAACAATGTTTGAGTCATTTAAGAAAGCATAGTGAGCCATTATGGAGTCACCGTTCCTGTTCCTGCTGTAAATGTATAAACTTTGTAGCCTGAGTAAGTTGTCTTTGCGTAAGTCAATCCACCACCAATAGATGTTAGATCAGCGTAAGTATCTGGGTAACGAATAATTACAACGCCAGAACCTCCTGCTGCTCCTGAAGCTGAAGGGTTTGTATAAGACTTACCGCCACCACCGCCGCCTGTGTTGACTGTACCTGCAACCGCAGCATCATCGGCATCTCCGCCTTGACCACCGCCGCCTGCGCCACCAGCGCCGCGAGTACCAGATGAAGTTGCGCTACGGTTATCAATAGAACCACCACCACCGCCACCCCGAGTTACCGCTGATCCTGTAATTGAAGATGAAACTCCTGTACCGCCTGCGCCAGCAATTTGATTGGTAGTTGCATTAGAACCTACTGCACCAGCTCCACCGCCGCCGCCTGTAGCATAATAACTTCCAGATAAACCTGTACCACCAGCATAACCTTGATTTGCTGTACCTGCACCAGCTGCGCCCGAATAAGAACCACCGCCACCAGAACCACCAGAATTAGGTGCGCGAGTTTCTTCACCACCATAACCACCACCAGCAGATGTAATTGTCTTGCAAACTGAATCAGAACCATTAGAACGCGCCGCACCACCTGCGCCAACTGTTACGGTAAATCCAACTCCTGCTGATACTGATAGTGCTGATTCTGCTGAACCACCACCGCCAGAAGTTCCTGCGGAAGTTCTGTAACCACCAGCTCCACCACCACCGCCGTTTGGATCACTAGCTCCACCGCCGCCACCAGCCACTACTAAAAAGTCTAATGAGGTTGGAGCTACTAAAGGTGCAGTAGTACCAAACAATCCTGCTGTAATTGCGCCAATCATTAAGCGATGCCACCTGCGACATACCAAGTATCTGTAGAAGTCTTAAGGCAAACCGCTGTCTTGTATTGGGCCAATGTTGGAGAAGCTGCAACAGCACCTGCTGAGAGGACTGTCGTAGTGCCTGAGGTAGTTGCTGAGATTGTGCAGAGCCCTGCGCCTTTGTTGAGGATTGTGATGGCTGTGCCTACTGGGAACGCTACAGAAGCGTTGGTAGGAATCTTAAATGCCACTGCTGTCGCCTTGTTCATAGGGACTAGGACTTGGTATTGATCCGCTAAGACTGCTGTGTAGTCTGCCGTTGCGTCACTATTGACTGTAAAGGTCACTAGACCATTTACGGTAGCGGCAGTAAGAATATCGCCTGTTGCTGATGGTAGTCCTGATGCCATTATATCTCCTAGTAACCCAATGTAGATGTGCCGATTATACCGTAATACGAGCTTCCAACGATGAAGCCATCGGCTATTGGCTCAAGCGTTGTAATATTGACGGTCATCTTGTTTGGCGTGATTGACCAATTGACGCCTTGAAACTGTAGATTCTTTACAATAGTCGAGCCGTCTGGCTGAATATTGGTAATAAGTAGATTGCTAAAGTAGTCCAACCCAAGCATTGTGTCAGTTGGAACTGCTGGGTCTAGTAGATCGACTGTCATCTCGTCAATGCGGATAGTCGTCTCTTGACGGGTAGCGATGTATTCCTTGGCTATGTTGGACACGATGGTATCTGTCTCAGCTACAAGGTCTGTCTGTGTGATTGAGTGAGGAAAGTATTTATCTATAGAAGTCTGATTGGTAGCAACCTGAACCGTGCCACCTACGCGTCCTAGATTGGCTTGGTTAATGATGAGTTTGTCATCAAAAGCATACTTAAGGTTTTTGTAGGGAATCCCACCAGATTGATTAAAGGCTGTAGGTGAAGTGGCTAGGGAGGCCATGACCTGCGCTCTGGACTTAAAAACAGCTGTGCCAGAGGTGTCCATATAAAAGGCGCCTGTTTCAGAGAACTCTGCGTTCTTCATGGCTGCAAGGCTTGTGCGGTTGGTTGCAGGATCAGCAATGCAAGTGTTAGCCCCAGTAGCAATTGTGCGCATCGAACTAGGAAATGAGACTTGATTAAGAATCTTGCCTATGCGTGTGCCTGTGTCCTGCCCTGCGCCTGAGTCTGTGATGGTGCTGACGTTAGCCATGTTAAAGAGGCGAAAGGCATCTTGGCAGACAATATCGACATAACCAGTATCTTGATTAACTGGGTAAGTGTAGCGATACTCAATGGCATAACCTGAGAATAGATACTTCTGTGTTGTGCTAGTAGTTGCAGAGACACGCAGCTTGCGAAGCGGTACGAGTTTGCCGTAGTAAGGACTTGATGTGTTCTGAGGGTTAAAGTAGCTGAGAGGGTCTAAGACTCGGACTGTGCATTGTCCTGCCTCGTACTGGTCGCGTTGGATATTGCGCCCACGGGTAATGCTGATCTCATAGACGTTAGGTGTTAAATCAATTACTGGCTCTGGTGAACTTGAATCGCCTAAAGTATTTGTACCTAAGATTCCATATTTAGCATCGCCAATAACAAAGCCGTTATAGCCGAAGGTTGCGCCGTTAGTAAAATCAAAGGAAACGGCTATCTGCGCTGGGAGTGCCATTAGCCGAACATACCTGCGATTCTACCAATCTGAGATGGTGAACCTGAAAGGCTTGAGAGCTGTGCTCCTGCTAGGACTTGATTGATAAGTTCCTGCTCACGAATGATATTGCCAGCAACTTGGACATTGATGATGGTGTCTCCGCCGCTTGTCTGCATGCCATAAGACGGGAAGTCCACATTGCTTGCTTGGTTAGCAATAGAGCCAGCATAGTCTCCATACCCTGCTACAACGCCAATAGCGGCTAGTTCAGGGGCTAGGGTTGCCTGAGTATAGGAGGTGTTCATTGTCAGGCTGTTGAGCTTCTTTTGGAAGTCTGCAATCCAGTCATCAAGGTAAGCAAAAGGGTTCTTGGCTGTAGGGATTGACAAGAAATACTGATAAAGCTTCCCAGTCGAATCCTGCGCCATAAGAATGTCTTTTGTCAGTTTGGTCGCTAGGTCAGCGTTGCCATTGAGGATTGCTGCCTGAGCCTCAAGGCGAGTGCGATCTTCAGCTGAAATATTGCCCTTGAGCGCGGCAATAATCTGAATCTGGTCTAGGTCAAAAATGCTTTGTGCCTTTTTCAAAGCAGCTTGTTTCTTTTGCTCATCAGTCAAGGCTTTAGTTGTCTTCAGTAATGACTTCTGTAAATCTTGTTGACGCTTCAGTGCAGCCTTCTCAGCTGCGTTCTGTTGCTGCGTTCTGCGGTATGTGCCAGCAGGTGATGAAGATCGATTGCTTGATGCTTTATTAGGCGCAAGCATGGCATTGACATCGCCACCAGCCAAGAAGTTGGTATATGCCTTGCGGAATTTCTCAACAAGACCAATCGCTGTGCCTGTAAATACCACGACTTTGCTAATCGCTTGAGCAATATTGTCAATCGCTTTTGCCGCATCTGTCGCATCTGAACCGCCTGCTATTTTGGCAAACGCTTCGACCAATCCTTTACCGATAACCTCTTTGGCATTGTCGGTAGCGACTGTCAATACGTCCATCTGATAAGCAGTAGTGCTGAGATAGTCCTGCGCTGCGCCTGCTGATTTAGCAAGCATGATGCCTAAAATGTCAGCAAAAGACTTCGACTTAAGTTCTGCCTGTGTAAGTCCTGTGTTGTATTTCTTCAATCCACGGGTAATGCCTACATAACCGTTAGCCAAGTCCTGTGAGACTGTGGCTAGATCGATGCCTGAGGCGCGGCTAATCTGAATGGCGTTGTTTAGAAGTTCTTGAGACTTGGTCAGTGATCCCGTTGTAGTAAGTAGCGCCTGCATTGCTGGACGCAGTACATCGTCTGTAATGCCTGCTGATTTTTCAAGGTTCTGAATAAAGTCCTCGACGCGAGTCTGTGAGAATGAAAGACCAAGATTATCTACTGCCGATGCAAGGCGTCGAGCTGATGCTTCATCTTGTGCAAACGCCTTAACTGATGCCTTGCCGAATGAATAAAGTTTCTGTGCAGCAAAGAGTCCAACGAATTGCTTTCCTAGTTTGCCTACTGCGCGGTCTAGCCCAGAGACGGCTCTATCGGCTTCCTTGAAGGCTTTCTTGCCTTTGAATTCGGACGCTAAATCAATTCTTAAGTCTGCCATTAGACCTTATCCTTCATCGAGTCAAACTTATCTTTAGCCTTAAAGATTGCCTTTACGACTCCATCTTGCGCTTTACCACGATCATCTTCGAACGCTCTGAAGATTGCTCGACCAGTCATCTTCTGACCTTTACCTATTAGTTGGCCGCCGAGGCGAGGGGTAAAGTTCCCAGTAACGCCAGACTTGCGTCCTGCTGTTTCATAAATAGCGCCAGCAGCAGATTTGTTAAAGATAGAAGCAAGAGCCACAAATCCTCGACGGTTGGGCTTGCTTGGTGTTGACTTGAAAGTAATGCCCTTACGAGCCTCTTGCGCGTCATAGGATCGATTAGCCCAGCGTCCACCAGCATTAGGGCGCTTAAGCCAGCCTGATGGTGCATCTTCGTTGCTAGGCAGAAATCCTCGAGCGTTCTTTACAACTGGTTTAAGAAATAAAGCAATTTCTTTGCTGGTTTCTTTCGCCAATGTAGGCTCAACGATAGCCAAGGCTTTTCTAAGAGCGACGGCGCCTTGCAGCTTTACTGGCATCGCTTCGCTCCTTCACTATGTCCTTGAGGACTTCTACATGTGCCTTGAACGCCATTGGTGGTAGTTCAATAATGGTTTGGAAAGGAACTCCAAACTCGAAACTCATACGAGCTACGAGATAGGTGAGGGAGTTCCGATCTACTCTAAAGGGTCAGACTCTAAGACCTCAACTGACTTGAGTGTCTCAAGGAACTGTTCCCCAAAGGGTTTGACCGTTTCACCTGAACGTCGAATCGCTTCCCAGCACAGCCAGTACACGTCTGACTGCTTCTGATCTTCAATCAAGGCTTTGTGAAAGCCCTTTTTGGCGTATTGCTCGAAGGCGTATTCAATCAGTGGAGTAATTTCGTACTCTGTTACTGAATTGTCAGCCCTTGTTACCTTTAGCTTTGCCATTTTTAGCCCCTTACTTAGTTATCAGGAAGTTGTGATTGCTACTGTACCAGAGACGTTCCAAGTTACAGATTGAGTTGATAGATCGCCAACTGCACCATTGATATCGGTTGTGTT